ACACTTGCTAAGAATTTTGCACAGATACGTGCATATATGATTAAACAACAACTGATAATAGACAAGTATAAGGAATACTATGAACCAGTTGAGGAACTTAAATCAGAATAAATACTAGCATATTAAAAGGAGCGAATTATGCCAGAAGAAAAGAAGCCAGCAGATTTAACCAAAAAGGTTAATGTTGAACTAGAAGTTGATACTTCTGTAAAGGATCTTGGTCCTAATCCATATGCTAAATTAATACACCTAGCAAGAGCCGTTGATAGTTGGAGAATTTTTCCACGTGTGTTTATTACCACTTACATCATTCTATTATACAAATGTGTAATTTGGTATATGAATTTGCCCAATCCAACAATGGAACAATCCGGTTTAATTAGTATTGTAGTTGGTGCTGGTGCTGCTTGGTTTGGTTTATATACTGGATCTAGCAAGAAACTAGACAAATAAAAAAAATTTTTTAACCAACAAGATCTATGTTAAATAATAAAGGATTGCTTAAGGAGGATCCTTTACTATTATGGACTACTATTCTACACTAGGTATAAACCGAAATGCTAGCCAGGAAGAAATCAAAAAGGCATACAAAAAAATGTCTATGCAGCATCATCCTGATAGAACGGGCGGAGATGATTCAAAGTTTAAGGAAATAAACGAAGCCTACCAGACCCTTAACGATCCCCAAAAGAAACAAATGTATGATCAGTATGGTTCTACTGATCCTAGACAACACCAATTCCGCTCAGGAGATTTTCATTTTAACTTTAACGGGTCTCCTTTTAGCGGAGGCATGGACGAAATGTTTGAACAGTTTTTTGGCGGTGGTTTTGGTCAACGCCAGAGAGCAAATCGTCCAATACAGGTTGCCGTTGACGTAACATTAGAAGATGTTCTAAACGGAAAAACAATGGGCATGGAAATACAACTTCCTACGGGCAGAACCAAAGTAGTTACAGTTGATATTCCTGTCGGAGTGGAACACGGACAACAGATTAGATATAGAGGAATGGGAGAGCAAAACAATCCTAATTTGCCTCCGGGTGATTTAATTATTACAACCAGAGTAAGAAAACATTCAATATTTGATCGTTATGGAGATAATATTGTTTGCGAAATTCCTATAAATGTGTTAGAATTAATAACAGGCACAAAAACTAAAATTCAAACACTTGATAGAAAGAGCATTGAAATAAACATACCAAAAGGCACACAACCAGATACTGTTCTAAGTTGCAGAGGAGAAGGACTACCCAATATGAGAACAAAGCAAAGAGGAAATTTGCAAATTAGAATCAAGGGAAAAATTCCTACGCTCAACACAGAACAGTTAAATAGAATTAAAGATATTAAAGATGGAATATAAACTAGACATAGACTATAAATTAGGATTACACGAAGCACTTAACCAATCCAGTGAAGTGTGGGATTTCGGCAAAGAAAAATATGATCCTGAAAAATTAGAATGGGATATGTGTAATTTTATGATTCAAAACAAGGGCATTGGATTGGCTGCAAATCAAATCGATCTTAAGAAAAGAGTTTTTGTTATGGGCAGCACGGACCTACCGAATTTTCCTAAACCCTTTGCACTTTTCAATCCTACAATTCTAGAAGTTAGTAAAGAGAGAGTTCTTGACACAGAAGGCTGTTTAAGTTTTCCAGGTTTACTATTAAAAGTTTCAAGACCATCCTGGATAGTAGGGCAATGGCAAAACGCCAAGGGCGAAACAAAAGAAGGAAAGATTCAAGGTTATCTTGCAAAATGTTTTCAACATGAATTTGATCACCTAAATGGTGTATGTTTTGTTGACAGAGTGGGTAAACTGAAGTTACAATTAGCACTTAAGAAATTAGACAAGTTGAGGAAAAAAATAAAAAATGATAGAGCCTAGTAAACAACTACAGCAGATATTTGATTCGTCTGTTCAAATAGCACAAAAATATAACCACAGACTTATCACAATAGAACATTTGGTTCTTGCAATAGTATCAGACGAAGAAGCAGCCAAGGGTCTTGCTGCGTATGGTGCTGATGTTGATTACATTCGAAGCAATTTAGAACACTATCTTAAAACTAATCTACAGGACATTGTAGCCACTGAAGGTAACGTTGTTCCTAAGAAAACTAATTCAGTAGAGCGTGTTTTAAATAGATGCTTCACACAGGTTTTATTCAGTGGTAGACAACAGATGGAAACTGCTGATGTTATCATTAGTGTGTTGTCTGAAAAGAATTCATTTGGCTTTTATTTCCTAACAAAGGGAGGTATTGCCAAGGATAAATTTGTCCAGCATTTCCAAAAACATTATGTGGAAGAGGATGACTTCTTTGATGAGGAAAGAGATATAGCACTTAACGAAGATCAAGTTGATAAGATCATTAATCAATTTTCAGAAAATTTAAGTTTAAAAGCCAAGCAAAAAGTTATTGATCCTGTCATAGGACGAGAAAACGAACTTGAAGATATTACTCTTGTTTTAGCACGTAGGCAAAAATCAAATGTTTTGATGGTAGGTGATCCTGGTGTGGGTAAAACTGCTATTGCCGAAGGACTTGCACGCAAGATTTTTGAAAAGAAAGTTCCTAAGTTTATTCAAGATCATACTGTTTATAGTTTAGATATCGGATCATTGGTTGCTGGTTCAAAGTATCGTGGCGATTTTGAAGAAAGAATTAAGGCTGTTCTAACAGCGTTACAAAGAAAAGGCAAGGTTATCCTATTCATTGACGAAGCACACATGATGAGTGGTGCAGGCACAGCAAGTCAAAGTTCCAATGATCTAGCAAACATGCTAAAGCCAGCACTTGCAAAAGGAAACCTAAAGGTTATTGCTTCCACTACCTGGGAAGAATATCGCAAATACTTTGAAAAGGATCGTGCGTTGATGCGTAGATTCCAGCGTGTTACGCTAGATGAACCGTCAGAAGAACTAACTGTTAAAATTATTAAGGGCATTAGAAAATACTACGAAAAATTCCATAACGTTGCTATTACCGAAGAAGCAATCGAACAGGCAGTAAAACTTTCAGTCAAATACATGGCTGATAAGAAACTGCCTGATAAAGCCATTGACATTATTGATTGTGCATCAGCAAGATACAAACTTAACGATGATCCTGTTGAGAAAGGCATTCAACAGATTGTTGATGTTGAACAGGTAACATATGAACTATCTAAAATGATCGGAATGCCTTTAGAAACTGTTGCACAGAAGGAAAGCAAAAATCTTTCAGGCTTGGAAGATTCCATGAAGTCAGCAGTGTTTGGGCAGGACGAAGCAGTGGAAACACTGTTAGATAAGATCTTTGTTGCACAGGCAGGATTAAAAACTCCGAACAAACCGATAGGTAGTTTCTTGTTCCTAGGGCCAACTGGTTGTGGTAAGACAGAAACAGCAAAACAGTTAAGCGAAAAGATGGGAATGAACTTAATTAGATTTGATATGAGTGAATATCAAGAGAAACATTCCGTTGCAAGACTGATTGGTGCGCCTCCGGGTTATGTTGGATACGAGGAAAATGCAGGGCAACTAATTACTAAACTACAGGAAAATCCTAATTCAATATTATTGTTAGATGAAATTGAAAAGGCGCATCGTGATGTATCAAACATCTTACTTCAATTTATGGACAATGGATTTGTTACCGGAAGCAACGGAAAACAAGCGGACGGAAGAAATACGATTCTTATCATGACATCAAATTTAGGTGCGGCTGACAATGAAAACAATACCATTGGCTTTGGCGAACTGGAAAAGAATGATGAGGATGATAAAGCGGTTAAAAACTTTTTTGCTCCTGAATTCCGTAATAGATTAGATGCAACAATTAAATTTGCAAAACTATCAAATACTGTTGTTGAATCGATTGTTAAGAAATTCATTGACGAATTAAATTCTCAACTTAAAGATAAGAACATCATAATCAATGCAGACAATGATACTGTTTCGTGGTTATCCGATAAAGGGTATAGTCCTAAGATGGGTGCAAGACCTTTGGGCAGAGTAATAGATTCTAAAATTAAAACTCCTCTTAGTAAGAGAGTTCTATTTGGCGATCTTGTTGATGGTGGTAAAGTTTCTATTTCTATTGAAAACGATGAACCTACATTTACTGTAACTCCTATGCCTAAACCCTTAACCAAGGCAGAGCGAAAAGCACTCAAGGCTCAAGCAGCAGAAGAGAAACAGAATGCAGAAAAACAAACTACCGAATCCGAAGAAAACTAAGAAAAAGTTTTACAACAAATTCGTATATAAAGTATCCATGACCATGCCTGGTATAGGAGGGTTAAGATATTTTACACTTAACGAATTTTTGGACATCTGTCAAAAAGAAAAACTAGTAAGCGATCTTGATTTAACCTGGCGAGAAAAGATCATGAATGACATGATTAGAAATAAGCACGTCTGGGCACAACTGATACCCTTTATCAATAGTTTTGATAGTAAATCATTTTCCAAGAGGTTGGAAGGTAATAATGTAGATTTCTATACTAATGATAAGAAACTATATGACGGTCTGTGCAGTAATTTTTCTGATTTTGTAAGGTTAAGATTTGAACCTCCCAAGGGCAAAGAACAGGAAATGCTCGAAGCAGATAAGGTTATATTTGCAAAAAAACTACCACACGATAAGTATCAATACAAGGCATATCTACAACCTCACAAGGTTTCTGCCGATGATAAGTTAAAATTAGCAGCCTGGATGGATAAACAAATTCCATCGATAACGTTTACTGATTCTATTAGAAACTGGTTAATTAATACTTCGGAAAATTGGGATAGGAGATACATCTATATTCAGGATGAAAAAACCCTACTCATGATCAAACTGCGAAGTCCACACCTAGTTGGTCAAATTTTCAAATACGAGATTATACGATAAATACAGTATGCTCATAGAAAACAGAACACTACTAGAAAACATTAGTGCGGTAACAACAACTGCACAATATAGCGATAAGAAAAAGGGTGCTGGATATCATCTGAATAATGATGGAGTTCACACTGTTTCTATGATCGTAAATGCATTTTTGGGCGATATTACCATACAAGGAACACTATCACAGTATCCTAGCGATAATGACGATGACTGGGTGGATGTATTAACCTTTGCCGGTGACAGCACACTATACAACCAGCCCAACAACGATGATAGCATTGATTATGACCTTTCTGACACGTTTACTGGCAAATTTATATGGATTAGAGCCAAATACGAACTAGAAAACGGCACTATTCGCGAAATTCGCTATAACTATTAAACTTTACTTTTACGCTAAATACAGTATAAATCTATTAAAGGAATTATACAATGCGTGATCTATTGGAAAAATTAAAATTATTAGAAGGCTTCGATCCGGAAGAGTTTGAAGGCGAGTTTGATTATGAAGCAGTAGGTGATGATGGCGAAACCACAGATTGCACTCTTTCATACACAGCAAAAGTTGTAGATGGTAAGCCAGTTGTTGATAAAGAATCGTTACATTTAAGTTGTCCTATGGATGGTAACAGCAAACTAGGCTACGATGATGAAACAGATCTTGAAATGCAAGATATTGATGAAATCATGCAAATGGCTCAAGAAGATGCTGAAGAGCAGTGGGCTAATAGAGATAACAAATACGCACACGGCGAAAGCATTGATGATTCTGATGAACAAACATTTGAAGGTGAGGAGTTCTATGAGTATTATGGATACCTACCTTGGCACGAAGATTTACCAGTAGACGAAGCAGAATACAGAGGACGCAAAGTTCCACTAGGCAAACCAATGCGTGGTGATGTTAAGAAGTTTAAAGTATATGTGCGTGATCCAAAGACAGGTAACGTAAAGAAAGTTAACTTCGGTGATCCTAACATGCGCATCAAGAAATCCAATCCAGCACGAAGAAAATCATTCCGTGCAAGACACAATTGTTCAAATCCAGGTCCACGCACTAAAGCAAGATACTGGTCATGCAGGAAGTGGTAACAAATGAAGTTAAACGAATTATTCTCACCCATAGGCGCACCATCTGATAACGATGATATAAACTGGCTTGAAGATTTTAAATTTTTTATCGATAATGATAATGAAGTTTTATCAAACTACATGTTTCCTGCCATCAAGAAACACAAACAGTATGCAGGACACCCCGACGCTTACAAGATTTATATAAAACCCATACAAAAATGCAAAGAAGCATATTGCACAAAATATAATATAGATGATCCTAGTGAAAAATTTTCCAAGGACACACTTATTAACATGGCAAGAAAGATTGCCGGTGAGCAGGAAAAATATATAGAGCGCGGCGACTATGAAGATTAGAGAACTATTCGAAGACGATAGAGATAAGCACGTTACTTTCTGCTTTGGCAGATTTAATCCGCCTACGCTCGGACACAAGGAAGTTTTTAAGACAATGTCAGCACAGGGCGGCGACATTAAAATTTTTACCACCATGAGCAAGGATTCAAAAAAGAATCCATTAGACTATGCAACCAAAATAGATTTTATTAGAAAAATTCATCCAGATTACGCAGAGCATGTTGTTGAAGATACAAATCTAAACACGATCACAAAGGTTGCAGAATACCTAAATGATCAAGGTTATAATCATGCAACGTTTGTGGGTGGAGATGATAGAAAAAATTTGTATGATCAATTAGTGGCATACAACGGCAAGGAAGAGGGCAAGAAAGGTCCTTTGGAAAACAAATACAAATTTGAAACATTAGAATTTGTTAGTGCCGGCGCAAGAGAAGAGGGTGCCGAAGGTGTTGAAGGCATAAGCGGAACAATGGCAAGAGGCGATGCTGCGAATAATGATTTAAAAGCATTTACAAAACACACTGGCGCAGGTGAATATGCCGAAGAACTGTTTAAGGCAGTTCGAAAAGGAATGGGATTATCAGATGAGCAACCAGAAGACGATCAAGGCTAGAGATCCTAACTGGAAGGACATGGAAGCACTACGCAAGAGCGGTGCTGCCGGAGCACATCGAGATAAGAAAAAAGAACGTAAACAAGGTTACGAAAAACACAAGGGGAAAACAATGGACGAATCAATCTACACAAATCCACAAGGAGGCGAACTTTCCAGAATGGGAAGAATCCTTATGGACAAATCAGTAACGGTGAAGGACGATGCACTATCAAACGTGCTAGGCAGACTAGGAGATGAACTAACACGCTACGGTGAGCCTGGCGGTGCTTCTAGCATTAATGACCTAGTAAAGAAAGTAAGAGTTTCAAAAGAAAATATTATGAAACTTTTAAAATGGGCGCAACAGCAAGAAGATAAGAGTTTAGAAAAAGTTAAGGATCCAGATCCTAAGCCTGAAGATGATGAAGATGAAAAAGAAGAATCTGTAGCGAACGAAAATACCCCTATTGGTCATACAGATGATGAACGTAATATGATTCGTAAAGAACTTTATCAGATGGCTACCTATGCAAAAGAAATGTTTGAAATGCTCGAAGACTTACCTGCAGACAGTGATTTCCCCCACTGGTGGCAGGCTAAAGTTGTTAACAGCCTTTCAATGATTAGCAAGGCAAAACACTATCTTGAAAATGAAATCAATGTTCCAGATGTTGATGGAGATAGAACAGAGGAAGGTGTTGACGAGGCTGATGTCTTAGATAAGATCAAATCAGACATTAAAAAAGGTTGGGGTGCAACAAAAGCTCAATTTAAGGATCCTTTCAATATGAATGCTGCCAAGGATTACTTGGACAAAGAAGATGCAAAGGAACTAAAGACGGACCTACAGGACGCAGGCTATGACGAAAAGCAAATTAAAATGGCCTACGGTATCCTAAACGATCCTCGCTACAAACAGGGCAATATGTCAGGCGCACTGAAAGCAATTGAAAAGATTGCTCCTGGTATGAGCGAAGAACCTGCAATACAGAATGCTATTAGAGCAACACAAGAATCAGTATGCTCTGAATGTGGTAAGGCTCGCTTTACAGCACTACCAGAAGAAATGCAAAAGCAATATGAAAGTGTAAACGAAGAAAAGCAAAAAGGTGTTGATGGCAAAGTATGCTGGAAAGGCTACAAGCGTATGGGCACCAAGAAAAAAGGCGGAAAGACTGTAGACAACTGTGTTAAGATGTAATGGAGATCGAAGAGTTAAAAAGACTAGCGGGTATCTATGAACGTCACGGCTGGAAACAGTATGACGGACCCAATCTATCCATAACAGGCACAGAAAAACAGTATCTAGAAAAGAAGCACGACATACAACCAGGAACCCCTGAATGGTTTAAGTTGTGGTTCTCATTACCAAAACTAACAGGTGAGAAACCCATAGGATGAGAGCATATCAGTTCCTTACAGAAGAAAAGAAAGTAACCGTATACACGGATCCTTCCTATCAGGGTGCTACACTGGATGACAAGTATTGGAATTCAAAACCTTCACAAAAAATAGATTTTGATAAACTAGAACCATTTGAGCCTGAGTCAAAAATGAAGGCTAAGAAATCTGCGGACAACATGAAGCGTTTTGTAGATAAAATCAAGGCAGGTGAAGAAATAAAACCTATCATAGTAACACCAAAGGACGGAAAGTATCTCATACTTGACGGGCATCACAGATACTTTGCGGCAAGAATTGCAAAAGTAGATAGTATGGAAGCGGTAATTGTTCCTAGTAAATCAGTTACATTTACTGATGAAGTTCCGGACGAAAGCGAACAACACAAGCAGGAGTATCACAAGGAAGAAGCCGCAGGTGTTGGCATTGTAACAAAACAGAATGCAACAGCAGACGTTCCCGTAGGCGGCGAATACATGAACGTTAAAAAACTATTCCCCAAGAAGAAAAAGAAAAAGGAAAGTGTAGCATACGAGGACATGTTCCAAGGACTGAATCCCAAGAGTGAAATCTATGTTGATATGGATGGTGTTCTAGCAGACTTTTTCAGCCGTTGGCAAAAAATTACAGGAAAGAATTGGAGAGATATTAAAGGAGATGATTTACAGCCTGCGCTACAGGCAATAAGAGATGATGACGATTTTTGGTTAGACTTACCTCTAACATCAAACGCAAAAAAATTACTTGGTATTATTAAACAGGTAAAAGGAAGTTACAAGATTCTGAGTGCTCCTCTCGCAGGAGACAAGAAAGCAGAACCTCACAAGCGTGAATGGGTAGCAAAGAATCTAGACTTCTTCCCACCAACTGAAGTCATCATCACTAAGGATAAGGCGAAGTATGCAACCAACCCCGACGGCACACCTAATATCCTCATTGACGATTATGGTGTAAACATAGCAGCGTGGGAAAGTGCCGGCGGCATAGGGTTCAAGCACAAGGATCACAAGTTTGAAAGGACTGCCAAAAAACTAAAGGCAGAAATAGAAGAAAGTTTCCAACACTTAATGAGAAATTACATAGAGGAAGGACGCGAGCAGGATACACTAATGAAAGGTGCTTTGGGCGATGCTAGAAGAATATATGACAACGATCACGGATATGGATCTTTTTATAAATTACCTTTAGAAACACAACAGAAATTAATCGACGAACTTATCAAAAAACGCTATGCTGATATTGGTAAAGTTCCTCCTAAATACAAATCAACACTTTCTGCAACACAGGATGGAAATAAGACTACTAGTTCAAATACGTTCGGCGAAGGATGGAGCAAAAAATACAAGCGTTCAATCAACTGCTCTAACCCAAAGGGATTTAGTCAAAAAGCACACTGCGCAGGACGCAAGAAGAAAACCAACGAGGGCGATATTGGACTATACCCAGGTGCCTTGCGTGGAACAGTTATTGATCTAATCTCGGACAAGATAGAACAAACCGATGATGTGGAAAAACTAGCCTACTGGTTAAAGATGATCGTTGGTAGAACGATCAAGCCAAGAGGCAATAATCGTTACACAATTACAGGCGAAGATGTGTTAGCAGCAATAGAACAATCTGCATTAGTGGAAGGCGGACTAGCAAAGAAAATAGGTGCTGGCGCACTAGCGGCAATGATAGGACTTTCACCAGTCAGCAAGGCAATGGGGCAGGATGCAGATACTAGTCCTTTGCCAAACAAGCAAACCACAACGATGGTGCAAAAGGATGTTGCTGGCAAGAAAGATTTATCAAAAATTCAAGCACCGGCAGAAAAGGATTTTTGGAAAGTTACAATAGATTACAAGGGCAAAGATGTTCAATTAAAACTACCATTTGAAGCAGGAACCAATAAAAAACAGATAAAACAATTTGTTGACGATATGATGTCTGATCAAGGTGTAAAAGATTATTCAGTTAAAAATATCGATACTCTTAATAAGGTTCCTATAGATCAATCCATACTGAAAAAGTTAATTAAAGAATTAGAAAAAAGAAACGGAAAACAGAGTGATTCATATCTTTCCGGAATGGCAGAGAGAGCAGGAGCCAAGCCAGGGGAAGGCGGTGCATATGCAATAGCGGCAAAGAAGGCATACCACGGATTATGAGAATATTTGAAGTAGTTGAAAACTTTGCTGACGGTAAGAAAAAAGGCAAGAGCCGTCCAGGGCGTGTTAAACGTGCAGGTGCTAGTTGCAATGGCAGTGTAACAAGTTTAAGAAAACGTGCTAAAAATGCAAGTGGTGAAAAGGCTAAAATGTATCACTGGTGTGCAAATATGAAGAGCGGACGCAAAAAGGGCTAAATAGTAGTATGAGATTGAACGAATTATTTTCAGAAGCAGATCCTATGGATTTGGGCAAAATGAACGACAAGATGCGTGACGTTTTGTCTAAAGTTCACAGCGGCGATGAAAAAGAAAAACAGGATAAAATTGACGCTGAAAACAAGGCCAAGGACGATGCCAAGAAAGCAGCCACTATGTATGCTATAAAACATCCAGAAGAGATGGAAGAATACGTTAAACTTCTTAAGAGCCACGACTGGACATATGATTATTCAGATGATCATAGCGTTTGGCGTAGAGGTGCAGATGCACACAAGAAACTAAGACAAATGTCTGATAAATTGGATCCAGAACACGAAGTTTGGAACAAGTATGATCCTTTTGCTAAAAAGGACGAATCTCAATATACCAAAACACGTGACAAAGAAGATCTACGAGCAAAACAGAAAGCACTACAGGATCTACAAGCAGACCCAAATACTTCAAAGGATCCAGAACTTAAAAAAGAAATTATTAAACGCAAAGCAGCATTAGATAAAGATGCTAATGAAATGGCGGATATTATGCGTCTAGCAGGCATGGAAGAAAGTGCCACAGCAGGTGCTACCAGTGCAGGTAATATTGCTAGTGTAGAAGCACCGCATTTAAGCCCAGGCAAGGCACGTGGTAAGAAGTCTTACACGGGAAATCCATGGGGTGGAAAATCAGGCACAAAAGCACCACCGCAACCCCAAGTAAAACAACCAAAAGCAGCAAATGGAACTGCTAAAAACGCACTGGATATGAAGAACAGCATATTTGGAGAGAACCCAGTAAGAAGATAAATACTCTTATACAAAGGAAACTACAATGGACTTTAGAAATATAATTACAAAAATGCGCGAACTAGATCCAACAACGCCAGGTGAGGATTTACAGCGTCTTACAACACTGGCTGAATCAACTGGAATTTCAATGGGTGCTGAAGATAGTCCGAAAGAAGTTATTACTGAAAGCGCAGAAGTAGTAGCAGAAAAAGCAGTTTCCAAAGCACAGCAAAAATTAATGGGTCAAGCATATGCACTTAAGAAAGGCGATGCTAAAGCAAGTGATGCTTCAGAAGAAGTTAAAAAACTTGCTAAAGATATGAGTATGTCAGATCTAAAAGACTTTGCGTCAACAAAGCACAAGGGCAAGCCAGAACACGTTAAAAAGGAAAGTGTCAAGGAAGCAGCGAAACCAGACTTTGCAGACATTGACGGTGACGGTGACAAGAAAGAGCCAATGAAAAAAGCAGCCAAGGACAAGAAAGAAGGCGGCGACAAGAAGTCCGGCAAGAAGGAAATGTCAGACAAGCAGAAGAAATACTTTGGCAAGAAGAACGAATCAGTAGAACTAGTAGATGACTTTGGTGAAGTGTTTGAAGCAGATATGTCTAACACAGTAAAGAAAGCAACCAAGGCAGCACTTAAAAAATCTAATGTGAAAGCAGAAAATAAAGATGCTGGAAAGGCACTAGGCAAAGGTCTAGCAAAGGGTGCTAAGAAAACAGTTAAGGAATCAGTAGAACCTAAAATGTCATTCGTAGAGATGATGAAAATGGTTCGTGAAAGTGGTGGACAACAGGCAATTGATCCTATGGACGATGCATTATGGACATGGGCAAACAGAGTTGCTGTATCAAAAGTTGAAGAAACAAACAAACAAGAAATTTTTGCAGCAATGCTATACGAAAGAAACGGCGGACGTTTTGAAATGTATGACGTTGTTGAAAAAGGCCTAAATGAAGGCAAGGACTGCAACTGTGGTCCAGACTGTGCCTGCAAGGGCAACTGTGGTCCAGACTGCAACTGCGGACCAGACTGCGGTAATACAAATGAAAGCGTAGACGTAAAGACAACTAAAGATTCTAGTGGTAATACAAAAAAGATTACAGTTACTCCTAGCAAATCACCAAAACCAAAGGCTACGAAACCCGAACTTAAAGTAGAAATTTAATAAACTATTAAAAGCCGGTATTAGACTGCCGGCTTTTTTTATGACTTAAATATCTACATGAACATGCTATTAAGCAATCTACAGGAAGTTTTACCTAACACAATCAATGTCGTCGGCAATGCACAAAGTTTGCTCGATTCACATTATGGAGAGCAGATAGACAAACACCCAACTATAAGATTCAATAGGACCGAAATAATAAATCCTATGGGACAGGGTAATAGATGGGATTTTTTGGCATCTAGTGAAGTCAATACTTTTCTTAAGTATAACAAAGAACAACCAAAATTCCATTCATTAATCTTTACTCCAAAGACTCATACAAATTCCATCAAGATAAGAAAGGCAAATTTTAATGTTAGAATGTATTCATATCCTTTAGAATATTCCTACATGCTTACAACAAGAATAGGAAAGGAACCATCCACGGGCATACAGATACTATACCTACTACAAAAATTTAATCATAGGCAGGTTAACATATTTGGGTTTGATTGGAAGGCAACTCCTACGTTTTACGAAGATAGAAACAAAGGAGATCATGATTTTGAAGCGGAAAAGGAAATAGTATTGGGCATGGCAAAGTTAATGAATTGGAAGATATACTAATAAAATATCTTGACTCAATCGTAACTATAATATATAATATAGGAAACATTTAGGAGAAAACTATGGCAAGATCAAGTTACGGTCCAGAAGAAAAAGCAAAACTGGAACGCTTAATTAAAGAAGGTTCAAATGTTCTACGAGAAGTAGAAGATCTAAATGAAGGTCTTAAGGACACTGTAAAAGCAGTAGCAGAAGAACTTCAAATCAAACCAAGCACAATTAACAAGGCAATTAAAATTGCACACAAGGGTGATTGGGCAAAACACGAAGAAGAATGGGAAGAGATTGAAGGTATTCTTGGTATTACTAAGAACCTTCCAGATGACACACCTCAAGGTGAGTAATCTTGGAACACATTAAAACCTTTTGGTTGAACTCATACAGAAGTGATAAGACAGCGTTCTTCTTTGAATTAGTTAGTTTTATTTTTACGGTAGGTGCAAGCCTGACGCTCGCAATCAATGCACGTGATCCAAACATGCTCATTGTATATCCTGGATTCTTTGTAGGAAGTGTAACGCAATGTTATGCGGCATACAGGCGAGGAGCAGCATGGGTCATGATGCTAACTTTTTATTTTAGTTGTGTTAACGTATTTGGTTTTGGAATTGCTTCAAATTGGTGGTAATGCAAAATGAAATTACTTTCTCTACGAATATCCGAACACGATGCCAATTTCTCATTCTATAATGGGAATGGCGTAGAGTATTATAAGTCTGAAAGAAAACATCAAATAAAACACCACGACATCAAGTTGGTTGAATGGGAATCCGAAATACATTCCGTATGGGGTATAACGAGCAAGGATCTTGATGAAATAGCAGTAGTGTTTGATCCATGGCACCATGGTTATGAAAAAGAAAGAGAAGATTTCTTTCCTTGTATAGAAAACTATAATAAATTTAAGGCAGATACAAAAGTCACAAGAATAAATCATCACTATGCACACGCATTAAGTTATTGGCCAATGACCGATGCTGAACCTACCACGTCCATAGTGATTGATGGGTTTGGTGATTATGATAAGGCATGGACAGTTTTCCAAAATAACAAATTAGTTGAAGAGGGGTCTCACGAATCCCACGGATCAATCGGAACTGAAATGGCAAACGTAGGAGACATGTTTGGTATTAAAGCAGAACATACCATTGACATAGCAGGAAAACTAATGGGATTACAATCCTACGGTGTTGCTGATCAAGAATTTAAAAAGCATCTTGCACAGCATTCAATGTATGATATCATGAAAATTTTTGATTTTGCACAATGGAATGATTACAAAGGAAACATGCTCGTAGGAAATTTAACTGGATTGAATTGGATAAACACAGTTCATGACTATGTTGGCGATTTATTAATTGCATTCTTTGAAAAATATTGTAAACACGATGAAACAATTTTTTATTCGGGCGGTGTTGCACAAAATGTTATATGGAATACAAAATTAAAACAGTCCTTTCCAAATTTAATCATTCCTCCACATTGTGCCGACGAAGGATTGAGCATTGGTGGCTTAGAATATCTTAGAAGAAAATATAATCTTCCTAAATTTAAATTAAAAAACTTTCCATACTGCCAATTGGATCAATCTGCAGAAGAACCAACCATTGATACTATTAAAAAGGCTGCTGATCTTTTATCAAGAGGCAAGACTGTAGGTTGGTATCAAGGTAATGGAGAGATTGGACCCAGAGCATTGGGTAATAGATCTATACTGTTTCACCCTGCCGTTCAAAACGGAAAAGAAATAATTAACAAGATAAAAAACAGAGAAACCTATAGACCGTTTGGAGCCAGCATATTAGAAGAATTTAAAGATGATTATTTTGAGGATTTGCCAGACAATCCCCATATGCTTTATGTAGGAAAAACAAAAACCAAGAACCTAGATGCAATTACACACATTGACGGGACCTGCCGAGTGCAAACGGTTAGCGGTGATGGTCATTTTGCTCTGTTACTAAAAGAATTCAAAAATCTTACGGACCTACCCATACTATTGAACACCAGTTTAAATGTGGCAGGCAAACCAATTGCTGGAAACCCTAGTGATGCAATGGAATTATACAATAATTCACTTTTGGATGCCGTGATTATCGGTAACCAAATTCTTTCAAAAAACTCTTGACAAACATCTAACTTTGTGTTATTATATACACAATGCCAAAACAAAGAAAGAGATTTAGAAAAGTAATGCAAGAAGAAACACAATACGACCCGAAAAGACATACTAAAACAAAAGGTGGCTATGGGTTTGGCATGAAAAAGGGTGTTAGAGAACTAAAGTATGAAAACAGTGGAGTAAATTTAGCCTCAGTGTTTGGATGGGAAGTTCCTGAACATCTATTACATATTAAAAAAATAATCGATAAGAGGAATGGAATCAAGTAACATAATAGTTGTGTCCAATCACATTGGACTAAACGGTGAACCCGTAGATAGATTATACGGCGATCCTTTTGGAAAATTAAGATTAATACAAGCAGATTACACAAAGTATCAGGGAAAGATAATAAAGAAACAATTAATTAAGCAGGATACTAATGGTAATAATTTTAAATCATTTTGTTATGTCACGGAAGATGGAAGATGGTTTGACAGGGGAGGTATCCCAATGTTACCACCAGAAGACTTGGTAGAAGAAGATGATCCAACTGTGGCAACTGAAGAAAAAATAAATGAAGATTGATAGTATTTTAAAATGGGTAGCAACTGTGGTCCTAATCATAGGAACATTCGTTAATGCTACGTTTCCTAATCTGTATCCACTAGGACCAGGATTATTAGCACTGGGAGGTATCCTTTGGTTAATAGTTTCTATCATGTGGAAGGAACCTGCTCTAATTGTTACAAACGGAGTTTTAACTCTGGTAGGATTGGGTGGAATTGCCCTGTTTTATCTTGCGTGATGTTCTGTAAGGATATATAATAGTGAAGAAGGTATTGTCCGCCACTAAAGGACAGTTTGGTATTTGTCAGCCGAAAATGACATGTAAGGAGAAAAGATGAGTTACGTAGATGCGTTCTATGATCGCGGTGAAGATATAATCCGCATTGTCGAAAGAAAAAACGGCAAGAGAGAATTCAAAGAATATCAACCAAGACACATATTCTATTATAAGGATGCCAAGGGCAAGCATACTTCAATCCATGGTGAAGCACTACAGCGTGTAACAGCCAAGAATATTAAAGAACTTCGCAAGGAACTTGCGATACATTCCAATAAAAAATTATACGAAAGCGATATTAATCCTATCTATCGTTGTTTAGAAGACAACTATCTAAATATTGACGCACCTAAACTCAATGTTGCGTTTTTCGATATTGAGGTCGACTTCGACCCTGAACGCGGTTATGCATCACCAGAAGATGCATTCATGCCCATTACTTCAATAGCGGTTCATCTACAATGGATGGAAGAACTAATCTGTTTAGCCATTCCTCCAAAGACCCTTTCAATAGATGAGGCCAAGAAAGCAATCGAAGGCATTCCTAATACAATCCTTTATGATAATGAAGCAGATATGCTGGATGCATTTCTTGATTTGATACAGGATGCAGATGTGCTAAGTGGTTGGAACAGTGAAGGCTTCGATATTCCGTATACTGTTAACCGTGTAACAAAAGTTCTATCTAAAGAAGATACAAGACGTTTTTGTTTGTGGAATCAGTATCCTAAGAAACGTGAGTATGAAAAGTTTGGTAAGACTTCACAGACATATGACCTAATTGGTCGTGTGCATGTGGATAGTTTGGAACTGTATAGAAAATACAACTATGAAGAACGACACACATATAGACTTGACGCTATTGGTGAACTGGAAGTAGGTGAAACTAAAACAGTCTACGAAGGGAGCCTTGATGCTCTTTACAACAACGACTTTAGAACGTTTATCGAATATAACAGACAAGACACTGCACTACTAGATAAACTGGATAAGAAACTAAAGTTCATTGATCTTGCTAACACAATTGCACACGAAAACACAGTCCTTATTCAAACAACAATGGGTGCTGTTGCTGTTACGGAGCAAGGTATTATTAATGAAGCACACAGGCGTGGCATGATTGTTCCGAACAGAGTAAAACGTGAGCCAGGTAGTGAACCTGCGGCGGGTGCTTATGTTGCATATCCCAAGAAAGGTATTCATGAGTGGATTGGATCAGTTGACTTGAACTCACTGTATCCATCGGTGATTCGTGCATTGAACATGGGTCCAGAAACTGTTGTTGGTCAACTAAGACAGGATGGAACCAAGGCACACATCGAAGGACAAATGGCAAAGGGTAAATCATTTGCGTCTGCTTGGGAAGGTATGTTTGGGTCTGTTGAATATTCAAGTGTTATGGAACGAGAAGTATCCAGACAAATTACAATCGACTGGGAAGGCGATGGTGGAAGTGACACTCTAAGTGCCGCACAAATTTATGATCTAATATTCGAAAGTAATCAACCTTGGATGCTTAGTGCTAATGGCACAATCTTTACATACGAAAAGGAAGGAGTCATTCCTGGACTGCTGAGTCGTTGGTATAAAGAACGTAAGGAAATGCAGGCCAAGCAAAAGGAAAGCCAGAATGCAGGCAACAAGATCGAAGAAGAATACTGGGCGAAGAGACAGTTGGTTAAGAAAATTTTGCTTAACAGTTTATATGGCGCCATCCTAAATCCAGGATGCCGTTTCTTTGACAATAGAATTGGTCAGTCAGTTACACTAACCGGTCGTAGCATTACCAAGCACATGGCAGGTAAGATTAATGAAATTATCACTGGTGAATATGATCATACAGGCAAGGCAATTGTGTATGGTGATACTGATTCCACATACTTTAGTGCATACAGCACACTCAAGAAGGATGTTGAAGCGGGCAGCATTCCGTGGACAAAGGACAGTGTGATTGAACTTTATGACACCATCGGTGAAACAACAAATGCAACGTTTCCTAAGTTCATGGGAGATGCGTTCCATTGTCCTAAGAAGCGTTCAGAAGTAATTGCTGCGGCACGTGAAATTGTTGCGAGCAAGGGTTTGTTCATTACAAAGAAACGTTATGCAGTTCTTTATTATGATATTGAAGGTTTTAGAACGGACACTGAAGGCAAGAGCGGAAAGATTAAGGCAATGGGTCTTGATCTCAAGCGTTCTGATACTCCTGTTGTTATTCAGGACTTCCTAAAGGAAGTGTTGGAAATGGTGCTGGAAGGTCAGGAACGTGAACGTGTTCTTGATTACATAACAGAATTTAGAACAGAATTTAAGGCACGACCAGGTTGGGAAAAGGGTTCGCCTAAACGTGCTAACAAGATTACTGAATACGAAGCAAAAGAAAAGAAACAAGGCAAGGCAAATATGCCAGGCCACGTAAGAGCAAGTATTAACTGGAATACACTCAAGCGTATGCATGGAGACAAGTATTCAATGAATATTACAGACGGTGCTAAAGTTATTGTTTGTAAGGTAAAAGACAATCCGATGGGATACACATCAGTTGCATATCCGGTAGACGAACTAAGATTACCGGAATGGTTCAAGGAATTACCATTCGATGATGCAACTATGGAAAATACAGTTATCGATGAAAAACTTGGAAACTTAATTGGAGTTTTGGAATGGGACATCAGTCAAACTCGTAATGATAATAACTTTAACAAATTATTTGATTTTGAGTAAAAAAATGCTTGTGTTTTATACAAAACCTAAATATAATGTAAGTGTATAGGAGAATTCAATGAAAGACATTTTACAAGATATCGTTGGTCACACACAGAACTTAGGATTCCTAACTACTGTGAAGGTTACCGGCGAAGAGGATAAGACTGCAATGTTTTCCATGGCTGATGATAGATCAGTTATCATGGAAGCAGAAACACACAATCCTTATCCAGACATGATTGGTGTGTTTGGTATGCCACAATTACAGAAACTAAAATATCTAATTGATGGTTCAGAATATCAAAAAGAAGCAAAGATTAGCATTACGACAGCAGAAAGAAATGGCGAAACTATTCCTGTGGGAATACATTTTGAAAATGCTGATGGTGATTTCAAGAACGATTATCGTTTTATGAACATGGAAATTATCAATGAAAAGATGAAGACCGTTAAGTTCCGTGGTGTTAACTGGGACGTGGAAGTAGTTCCAACACTTGCAGGAGTGCAACGTTTTAATTTCCAGGCTGGTGCTAACCCAGAACATCCAACATTCCTTGCTAAAACTGAAGATGGTAACTTGAAGTTTATCTTTGGTGATGCATCAACACACGGTGGTGAGTTTGTGTTTGCTACTGATGTGGAAGGTAAATTGGATAGAGGCTGGACTTGGCCAGTTGCGAGCATCCTTGCAATTCTAAAAATTGCTGATGTTAATAATACTAAGATGAGTATTTCAAACGAAGGGGCTATCCAGATTACACTAGACTCTGGTTTGGCGAATTACAAATATATCATTCCAGCACAGGCGGCCTAAATAAAGTTATGAAAAAACCAGTCAATCTAACACCATTACAGAAAGACTACGCAGTGTATTTGCCTGCTATTAGTTCTTTCTTCAGCACTTATATTGCTAAACAACGTAAGGAAGAGTTCGTTCCTAAAGAACGTATTCCGCAGGGTTTTGATCGCGGCATCGAAGGTATGAACTTTTTAAATGAAGAGGAAGGATACTTTACATACAAATATGGATTGTATTCCGCAGGACACGCACAATTAAATCTTGATAAAACAATGGATCAGGATGCAATGGTGCAGACTCGAGATAGAGGCAAGACCATGATACTTGGTGACTCAGGTGGTTATCAGGTTGGTAAGGGTGTTCTTAAGTTTGATTGGCTAAACTTTGAAGGTGCGGCTGCTAACAAGGTTAGAGATGATATTCTTAATTGGCTTGAACTAACAGCAGACTGGTCAATGCTACTTGACGTTCCGACTTGGGCTTGTGATCACATTCACTCACCCAAGACAGGACTAAAGAGTTTTGAGGACTGTTTAGACAAGACTAGATTTAACAATAAGTATTGGTTAGAACGCAGATTGGGTGCTACTAAATTCCTAAACGTATTACAGGGTTCAGACTGGGATACTGCTGAGAAGTGGTATGAAGGTGTTAAAGAATTCTCCGATCCTAAGATATGGAAGGACAAGGCCTGCGAAGGTTGGGCAATGGGTGGTGCTAACATGTGCAAGATGCCTATTACACTACGCAGGTTAATGACAATGAAGTTTGACGGTATGCTGGAAGGCAAGGACTGGATGCACTTCTTGGGCACAGCACAACTTGATTGGTCATGTTATCTTACTTCAATACAAAGACAAGTTCGTAAACACATTAATGAAAACTTTACAATTAGTTTTGACTGTGCAAGTCCGTTTATTGCTACAGCACACGGATTAGTGTATACTAACTCCCAACACACAAATAAACGTTGGTCAGTTATTATGGACAAGGCACCTGATAATAAGATGCTTGCCAAACGTCATGATATTCCTTTTCCATTTGAAAGCGAAATTGGAAGACGCCTTAGCATTGCGGACATATGCCACTATGCACCAGGAATGCTAAACAAAATTGGTAAGGAAGGCAAAACATCGTGGGATAGTTTTGGTTATGCACTAATGATGTCACACAATGTTTATCAACACATTGTTGCGGTTCAACGTGCAAACAACTTAACGGATATTGAACTTGCTAAGGATCGTCCAGACTGGAGACGTTGGAGAAAGGTCAAGGAAGCAGATAAGAGTGATGAATACTCTGAATGGGTTCCGCGTAATATCTTATACTTTGACAAATTTGTAGAAGAATTATTTGAGTGTAAGACTAAAGAAGATGCATTTGCAATGATCAAGGATGCTGACGCATTCTTAAAGGATCTTGAAGGTGCAAGATTGCGTGGTGGTGTTACTAACGAATTTAATAGAATGTTCGTGGAGGTAGACGAAGATGGTGAAGAGAAAACACCTTGGGCCGATGATCGAGAAGATGGAGAATTGGATAAATTGGAGAAAGAACTACAAGGAGGATAATATGGGTGACTATACACAAAGATTAAAATTTTTGAAAGAGACACACCAATACCTAAATAAGAAAATTGATACCATGGAAAAGACAGGAAAATTTGATGATGATCAAATCCATGATATGAAAAAGGAACGCCTCAAACTAAAGGACGAAATCGAAAAAATTGAAAAGGAACATGTTCAATGAAACGAGATTACGAAACTGGTAGTGCTGAAAACGTAAGATTTTTTACAGGTGTAGAAGTTGAAAAAACTCCTGCACACGGAATGCGAACTCTATTCGTTACAGGTTTAAATGATCCAAGCATCATTAGAGATTATGCACAGGATGTTAAACACATCTTCTTTGGTGCCAATCACAGTTTCGATCCTGCTTCACAGAATCACAGTGCGGACTATTATGAGGAATGGGAAAAAATGATTGAACCATTTCTCAAAGATGATTTGTTTTGCAGTTTGGATATTCCAATTAATGCAGCCGAAGAGTTTTTAGAAGGACCATTGGTTGAGTATGATAGATTCATTCCACAGATTAGGGTTCCAATACCTCACATAAAACTTTGGAATTATAACACAATGCTCAAAATTGATGACAAAGGTTTTGAAGCAACCAATCCAGGTGTATGGTGCCACAGCCTACATGACTTGATGGACCGCTCCAAATTTACGGAATGGAATGAATACAAAAACGATAAGATTGTGGATGACAACTAACAGAAAAGGCGCTATACTATGAGTATAACTGAACAAATGCAAAAGGCATATGCAGAAACTGAAAGATTTGAAAAGACAATGAGAACAGCAAAGAGAATGATTTGGGTTACGTTCCGCAAGGAAGGTATCCACAAGTATCCTGCGGCATTGGATGATCCCAATCTTGCAACAGGTGATGAATATGATGTTTCGTTTTTGGGTTATCCCCACAGACACATATTTCATTTCAAAGTCGGCATCACTGTGACACACAACGACAGAGATATCGAATTTATTCAATTCAAAAGATGGTTAGAAAAACTGTATGAGGAGAAGACCCTTGAACTAGATTATAAGAGTTGTGAAATGATGAGTGATGATCTTTACACAAAGATCAACGAAAAATATCCAGGCCGTGAAGTCCATATTGACGTAAGTGAAGATGGAGAGAACGGTGCCCACATTGAGTATGCTAGATAAGAGGATTACAAAATGGCAATTCAATTCAACCGCGAGGCTTATGATCGCATCTTTAACGATCTTGAGCAATTCAAAGACTTTTGTCGATTCAATCTCGACAATCGCGGAAACTTTTTTCCTTTCAATGAAAAGGATCTCTACAACAATAAGAGTTATGTTTGGAGAGCCTTTGCTAATCGTAATAGGAAATTCCAAAAGAAATTTAAAAGGAAACACTAATGAATGTATGGTTAGTTGATCTCGAAGCAGTAGAAACACGTTACACCAAACAGTGGAAAACACAATTTCCTAAACTGCTGAAGGCTCACGGCCATACAGTAAAAGTAGTAAATGGCGGGGACACGCCTCAGGCAACTACGCCTGGGGCTTTCCTCAATTTTGGCGGAACTAATGTTTATAAGTCCAATCAACTTATGCAGATTGCTGATGCATTCTGTAAAGGAGAAGTAAGTGATGGGGATTATTTCCTATATACGGATGCTTGGAACCCGACTGTTATCCAACTTAAATACATGGCTGAACTACTTGGCGTTAAAATCCGAATTGGTGGGTTATGGCATGCTGGTAGTTACGATCCTGCTGATTTTCTTGGACGCCTCATCGGTGATAAACCTTGGGTAAGAAATGCAGAAAGAAGCATGTATGAATGCTTTGATCATAATTTCTTTGCAAGTGAATTCCACATCAATATGTTCTTTGAATCATTTCCAGAACTGGACAAAAGTAAGGTAGTAAGAACAGGTTGGCCATTTGAATACATGGAACAAACATTAACCATGTATAAGGGAATGAAGAAAACGGATACTGTGCTATTTCCGCACAGAATTGCTCCGGAAAAGCAATTACCAATATTCCAAGATTTAAAAGAATCATTACCACAATATAACTTTGTTGTGTGCCAAGAAACACCACTAACAAAGAATGAATACCATAACCTGCTAGGAGAGGCGAAACTTGTGTTTAGTGCGAACTTACAAGAAACGTTGGGCATTAGTTGGTATGAGGGTGCTCTCGTAGGAGCATTACCTATGGTTCCTGATAGATTAAGTTATTCGGAAATGGCTGTAGATGATTTTCTATATCCGAGTGAATGGACCGAGTCTTGGGAAGCATACAAAAAGCACAAAAAGCAAGTAATGGACAAGATTGTTGATTATATGGAAAATTACGAAGACTATCTCGTAAGCCTAAATAAACAGGTAACAAAACTAAATGGAGATTATTTCGGTTGCGGAAATCTACTAAATGTTTTAAAATAACAACAATGGCAATCCACTGCCTTAACATCGGAGAAGTAAATTGAAAAAATACGAAGAAGTAACACGCAGATTAAAGGACGCAAACAAGCGTTACTGGGCCGGCGACAATATTAGTGAATTTATATATGCTGGCGAAAAAGAAACACTAATCGAAGAAGCCGCAGAAAAGTTTGAGGGCGTTTTAGACGCACTCTTAATTGACCGCGACAGTGATCCTAACAGCCAAGGCACTGCAAAACGCCTTGCTAAAATGTATTATAACGAATTAATGCAAGGGCGTTATGACACTATTCCACACGCAACTGCATTTCCTAATGAGGGTGAAGATGCATACAAGGGCATGCTTGTAGTTCGTTCGGAACTTAAATCAGTTTGTTCGCATCATCATCAGCCAGTAACAGGAGTAGCATACATTGGTATTATTCCTAATGGCAAGGTCATTGGACTTTCTAAGTATACACGTATTGCACAATGGTGTGCTAGACGTGGAACACTACAAGAAGAACTTGCAAATGACATTGCACGTGAAATCAAGAAAGCAACGAACTCAAAGAACATTGGTGTATACATTCAGGCAACACACGGATGTTGTGAAAACCGTGGCATCATGGCACACTCTAGTTTAACACAGACAACCGTTCTTGAAGGATCATTCAAAGAAGATGCAGGAACCAAGAAAGAGTTCATGGACAATATTAAATTGCAACAAGAGTTTGCACCAAGATAAGGAGATCAAAAATGCCAATACCAGAAAGAGTAATTGTTCCAGCAGCCAAGGATCCAGGCAAGGGACATTTTTATGTAAGTTTAATTAAAAGCGGCTTGCGACTGATAGGTTGTTTGGTTGCAGTCTATACAGGTTCAATAGTATTACTTGCCCTCGCTCTTGCTGCGGCTGAGATACTGGGCATTGCAGAGGAATTGGTATAATGAATCTTAATAAAGAAAGAGTATATGCAGTTCAACCACAAAAAACTCAGGACGACATCAAAATTCTTACACCCAATGAAGCATTGATGTATAACCTTAGAGGTATCAAATTGCTTGATATGACGGCGTTACACAATCTAACACCGCATAAGGTTAGGTTGTCAAGGAAGACTTGTCCTATGAAAGGAATAGACTATGGGTCCTTATTCGGAAGAAACACAGCAGAAGCGTAGAAATTTACTCAAACTCATTATTGCTGATCCAACCATTTCGGAAGATATGAAAAGAATCTGGAAGCAACACCTAAATAATCTTGCTCTTGATGAAGATGAATATAACAAGAGAGTAAAGGAAATTTATGAAAAAATTCATCGCTGGAACCGTCCTCTCTGAGGATCTAATGGTGCAGGAACAGATTGATGGTTCCTGGCAACACATGGTGGGAGTAATCATGCTCAACCAAACTGATCGGATTCAGGTAAAAAGAGTCCTTCCAAATTTTCTTTCAAAATGGAATACTCCACGAAAGTTTCTCAAAAGCACCACGGAAGAAGTAATAGAAGTTATAAGAGAATTGGGTTTCTACAATAGGCGTGAAAAAGCACTAAGAAACATGTCGAAAGATTACTTGACATGGGACGGAAATGATGCTACAATACTGTATGGAATTGGAAAATATGGTAGTGACAGTTACGAAATATTTTTCAAACAAAATTATAGCGTTCAACCTACAGATAAGGAATTGAAACGCTATCTAAAAGAAAGAGGTTTAGATGCTGTTGAAACTGCTTGAAAAATTAGATCGTAAGAGAATTATTTACGATCGAGACGGAAAAGTTCCATACCTTATCCGTTATTATCTATTTTTAAAGGATAGAAAGAACTTTCCATTTAATATTACACTGCATAAAGTTTTAGTAGGTGACGAACCTACACTACATGATCATCCATGGGGATATGCCACATTAATTCTCAAGGGAGGATACTGGGAACATATTCCACTAC